CCGCTTGAAAGACGAGCATATAGTTGAACGTCCCACTGATTCCAAGAGGCATAGCATCCGAGAAGGAACCCTGACCAAATGGATAGACCAAGAAGACTGCAGTAGCTGCTGCCACTGGTGCGGAATAGGCGACGAAAATCCATGGCCTCATTCCTAGTCGATAGCTAAGTTCCCACTCTCGTCCCATGTAAGCATAGATGCCAATGAGGAAGTGGAAGACAATGAGCTGGAAAGGGCCGCCGTTGTAGAGCCATTCATCAAGTGAATTAGCTTCCCAAATTGGGTACAGGTGTAGTCCGATGGCATTGCTGCTCGGAACGACGGCTCCCGATATGATGTTGTTTCCATAGAGAAGGCTTCCAGCTACAGGTTCGCGGATGCCATCAATGTCAACAGGTGGTGCCGCTACGAATGCGATGATGAAACAAATGGTGGCTGCAAGGAGACACGGAATCATCAGTGTCCCGAACCACCCAACATAAAGACGGTTATCTGTACTGGTTACCCAGTCACAAAAACGCTCCCAGGTGTTCTGAGAGCGTGAAGCTGCAATTGCAGTCATAAGTAGTTAGTCAAGTCGTGTTACTTTGACTCGTCCAACTCCGGTGCCAGTGAAGCCAATAGCATCAGCTGCACCTTTACTGAGATCGATCTCACGACCAGGGATATAAGGTCCACGGTCATTAACCCGTACAATGGCACACCGTTGATAGCAGACCTTTAGTCGTGTACCAAACGGGAGTGTCTTGTGCGCTGCAGTAAGGGCATTCTGGTTATATCGCTCACCATTAGCTGTAAGGTTTCCATGGAAGCCAGGACCGTACCAGCTAGTGATAACTGACAGAGTAGTTAGAAGAGGAATCATAATAATAAAGCGAGGAACTTCTATATGACCATCTACACATTCCCGTTAGGGAAGATTCCCCCTCGATCCTCGCTACCAAGGGGGAATTATTACTGAGCGGGGTTACTTCTTCTTGCCACCGCCGTGCTTCTTACCGCAGCCCATTAGAAAACTCCAGGAATAATTTGACCAGTTACTACGTAAGCGCCAATAGCAGCAATGAAACCGAGCATAGCCAGACGACCATTAAGAAGCTCAGCACGTTCGTTGTGAGTCACGGTGTAATTAGGGTCCATATACATAGCGGGTTCTTTAGCCCAGAGGTTGTCAGTCATTAGAATTGAAGGTTTGAACGCTCAAGTTTTACTGCTACATCATTGCGATAAGCAGGATCATTATCGTACCGAGGGTCACTCATGGCACGAACTACTTCAGCTTGGGAACGGTAGACATCAGCAGAGTTACGTGGAGCAGAGCCAGTTAGCAGCTCACCATCAACCCCTACTGCATCTTGAAAACGTCCATAAAGAGCCTGTGCAGCAAAGTACATTCCTAACGGATCACCACGATCCATCACAGCGTCATACATAGAGATCTCTTGTTCAGATAGGTTCTGACTTGCCCACTGCATCATTGACGCATAGCTCTCATTACCACCTACTGAGTTCTGGATGTCTTGAATGTCTTCACTACTTGCAATAGGTTCTGTTTGCTGTTGACTGTTCTCAAGGAACATGTTGGCGACATCAATAGGATTCATCTCAGCAACCTGATTTACAGTAGCTTGATCCCATTTACCTTCACGGAATGATTCCATAATGATCTCATAGAGGGACTCCTCTTGAGTGTCTTCTTCTTGTTCCTCTTCTACTTGCTCTACAGGTTCTTCATCTTGTTGCTTAGAGCTGAGTCGCTTTTGAAGTTCAAGGTATCCCCTCTCTAGTTCCTCAGCACTTTTGTACTTACCAGCTAGCAGCTGTTCTTCTTGTTGGGCTAGACGTTCGCCAATCTCAAGGGATTCTTGTTCGTCAGCAGAGAGTTGTCCGTCTTGTTCGTCAAGCGGATTCAGAGTTAGTTCGTTTGCCATTAGCTGTAATTACGGTGAGATTACCAAGACCTACTGTCTTGACGTAATCGGGTGAACGACCGATAGTTGGTTCCCCAATCTTGCTGGGTTTCATAACCGCAGGTGGTTGCTCTTTAGGAGCCTCCACTTCACTGGATTGGTTCTGCTGCTTCCTGGACTTCGGGGCTTGGGTTGGTGTTTGATTGGCCATATTGTTGGTTAAGTGCTTCTGGATTCTTAGATGGATCCATCATTGGGGTGCTTGCTAGTGCAGCAGTTTGCTTCGTCATTTCCATCTGCTGTTGCTGTTGGAAGTTTTGATCACGTTCCTGCTGTACCTCTTGCATCGACTTAACAAGGTTCAGTACATCGATACCTTGTGCTGCTGCAAGACGCTTGATAGCTTCATCCATGTTCAGATACTGACCGATAGCTTCGGGACCAAGTGTCTGAGCAATGATGGTGAAGAATTGACCGAGGGATTCTCGATCCTGACCACGACCAAGGGCATTGATACCAGCCACAATGGTGGGTCGTACCAGATCCTTTGGAATACGTGGGATCTCTTGGTTCTTCTGGAGAACTGAGAGTTTACGGTTCAGGTAAGGGACTAGGAACTCAACAGTTAGCAGGGAGAATAAACCACCTAGCTGCTGTTCTAGTTCCATCTGTGTCATCCGTACTTCTTCAGCTGTAGTGCGCTCACTGTTCCTCACATTAAGGATCAGGAATGCTTCACTAAGGCGACGCTCAAGAACTTGAGCCATCTCCATAGCTGTTTTGAAGTCGGCTGTCTTTCCAACCTGCACCACACTGATATCATCAGGACGGCCCTGAACGATGGCTCCGTTCCCCGCAGAGGCGAGTGTCTGGGGTTTGGTAGTACTTGACGGGGAGACAGTAAAGACCACCTTGGCAGCCACTGCAGAGCCCTCTACGAGTGCTTGCATGAGAGCTTCAAGGGAGCGGAGATCACCAAGGAACTCCTCTACACGTCCACGACCAAACGGTTCACCGTCGACTACATTGAATCTCAATGCTAGCCAAGGGTTTGTTTCCAGTGGAGCCTTACCCTGTGAACCAGGGATGATTTTATCGAAGACTTCTTGATGCCAGATAAAGCGATTGTTATCCCGCCTGATCCATGTAAATACATCAACGTCTTCTTCGTTGTCTGCTCCATCCTCTCCGGGAGAGTTAACAGGAGTAACTGTATTGAGCAATGGTTGCAACAGCTTACGGCTGATGCGTTCTTTAGTGACGATCTCTAAGATTTCACCGTTACCATCACGATCTACTACATAGCGATTCAAAGGGTAGAGCTTCAGCCCCTTAGGCCCCATGTAAATGAGAGCATTACCAGAAACAACCAAATGCTTAAGAGCTTGGTGTACGGTAACGCGATCACTAGAAGCAGCAATGATCTCCATAACTGACCGCTCCATCTTGGCGAAGGAAAGGTCTAGATCAGAGCGTGCTTCAGGAGGTAGATCAACACCTACTTTGGAATCATTCAGCTGCAGCTTAAAGAAGCTGGTCTGGGGAGGCAATAGTGCCAGCATCAATTTAGATGCGAGCGTCACTACCCCCTTAGCACCGACTGATTGCCATGGTGTGATCAGCCTTAGATGGGTTGTACGACTGTTGTCATCTTCCTGACGGATAAGATTAGGCAGCGTAAGGTTTGAGCATTGAATTGCTGTGTCGAGAAACGGGGTACGGTACTTAGTTAGATAATCGTATCGTGTCTTAGCGTTCATCTAGTTAGCCTTAGTTTAATCCAACACCAGCTGCGTTACGTGGTGCGATTGTCATAGAGCCATAGCCCTGAGCACCGCGCCCTGCTTTGGAGCGGTTTCTTTTATGCGATCTATAACCAGGAGCACCAGAGTTAGTCTCGGCACCCATACCAGATTGATTTGCATCTAGGGCGTCAGGTTCGGGTGGGAGTTCCGGGGGTATGGAACCATTCTCACCAGTATTTCCAGTATTTCCTGTATTCCCTCCATTAGGAGTAGCCCATGGCTTATAAGGTTCTGTACCTTCTGCAGGACCAAGACCGTTCATCCACCTAGTTGGGAGGCTCCACTGTTGACTCTTTTCGTAACCACCATCAAACAATCCAGGGATACCTTTCTTGTTGTATTGGGTTAGTCCATTGCCAAAACCACCCCATTCAAAGAGTTTGTTAGGTGCCTTCCTACCACGCTCACTACCCCAAGGGTTGTTTGGGTAGATGGAGTAAGATCCCCCACCACCGTTCATGTCCTGTCGATAGACTTGCTGGGGATTGATCCAGTCTTGATTAAGAGAACCAAGCTTCTTGTTTAGCTTGTTGACATT